AATCCATTTCTTCGCCATCTTTAATATCAAGTCTATCTCGCATCCCTTTTGGAATACTAACTCTACCAAGAGTATCAACTTTACGAGTAGTATTTTCTTTTATCAACTTCATTTTTTTTTAACCTCTTTTTTATATATTTTTTCTAATAATATTATATAATTTTTTTAAAAATTTGTCAAACAAAAAATTTTTTAGTATAATCTATGATAGAGAAATCGTTAAGTGGAGGTTGATAATTTGATTAAATTAGACTATACGCTTGACAATCCAGAAGATAGAAATGAATTAATCAAACAAATTTTACAAGAAAATCCAGACCCAGGAGAAAAATACTTAGAAATTATGGCTGATTATCTCATTTTATGTATGGAGAAACAAGAGCGTAAAGAACGAAAAATTTTAACTGACAACCGTATGACTACTGTAAATAAACGAGAAACCTCTTTTGAAGGGCTTGTGTCCCAATTTGAAAATGGCGAAGACGGAATTTATAATTTAATAACAGAAAATAAAAATATTATATTTTAGCCAAAAATAACAATAACAAAAAAAGATATAGAAGAAATACAACCTTTACAACAATTAAAAGAAGCCATAAATATTTGGGAAACTAAATTAAAAACAGCAGAAGGTAGATAGGCTTATATTATTAAATCTACTTTAATTGAACTGCGTAAAGATCAATATATAATTAAAAATGCATATCGTAGACCAATTACTCTTACAAAAATTACTCATTCAAAAAATGTTATTCCATTAGAAGGAGATATAGAAATTGATAATGATGATAATTTAATTTCTAAAGGAATTACTTTAATAGACCCAGCTGTTTGTTCTGGTATTTTATGTAATTATTCAAAACTAAAAGAAGATAGCTGGGGTTATTTTGAAAATGATATGTGGTATTTAATTTATGATTTTGAATAGATATGCGACAAAGCATTAGAAGCTTATCCATTGTATAAACGACTTGTTGAATATAAAATTGATGGAATGCAAAATATAGATATTCAAATAGCTCTCCAACAAGAATTCGGTATAAAACATAGCGTTGAATATATTTCCAGTTTATGGCGCCGTAAAATTCCAACATTAATAGCATCCGCTGCTGAGGATGAATATTTAAATTGGTATTATACCCAAGTAAAACCAGGAAAATTTAAACGATGCAGTAGATGCGGTCAAGTTAAATTGGCGCATAACAAATATTTTAGTAAAAATAAAACCAGTAAGGATGGCTTTTATTCCATCTGTAAATGCTGCCGAAATAAGAAAAAATGAGGCCAGGAATAAAGATGCGCTTGGGCAAAAGTTATTAAGTGAATTAAAAGAAAAATTTTAATTAGAGGTTTTTTATGGAAAAATATTGTAAATTATGTAATACATATAAAGATTTAAATGATTTTTATTTACATTATACTGAAGGTAAACATTTAATTAGAAGTAGCCATCATTGTAAAGAATGTATAAAAAATAATTGTAAAGATAATATATTAAACATTTGTAAAGAACTAGATATTCCATTCATACAAGAAGAATGGAATAAATTAAATGAATATCACCCAAATACTATTAATATTGGAAGATATGTAAGTAAAATGCAATTAAAAGGATTTATGAGATTTCATTTTGAAGATAGTATTTATTTTAATGAAAAATAAATAAAAAAATTTTTTAGGACAAAAGTTGTTAGTTAATTCCAGCCTTTTGTGATGAATATAAAAGGAGGCTGAGTTATGCCAAGATCAAAAGAATAGCGCTTTTGTGAAAAGTGCAAAAGAACAAAAAATGAAGATAATTTTTATACTTCAAATGATTTAATTAAATATCCGGCAGGCCGACTTAATATATGTAAAGATTGTATTACTATGCATGTAGATAATTGGAATCCGGATACATTTTTATGGATATTGCAAGAATGTGATGTTCCATATGTTCCAGAAGAATGGAATAAATTATTACTTTCATATGGTAGAGATAAAGCGTCTGTGACAGGAACTACAATTATGGGCCGCTATATCTCTAAAATGAAACTTAAATAGTTTAAACAATATCGATGGAAAGATACTGCTTACCTCCAAGAATTAGCCGCTCATAAAATTGAAGAAGCTATGAAGCGCCAAGGATATGATATTCAAGAAATTGATAAAGCAGTAGCAGAAGCTGGTTTAATCAATAAAGATGAGGAAGAAAATTTTAATGCTCCATCTCCCCCACCAGTATATTAGGATTTTGAGACAACCGAACCAAATGAATCAGATGATGATGTAATAGTTGATTCATTAACCGATGAAGAAAAATTAACGTATCGTTTAAAATGGGGAAAAACTTATAAGCCAGAAGAATGGGTATATTTAGAAACATTATATAGACAAATGATGGACTCATATGATATTCAATCGGCTGGTCATATTGATACATTAAAAATGATTTGTAAGGCATCATTAAAGACTAATCAATTATTAGATATGGGCGATATTGATGGCGCTCAAAAGGCTAGTAAAATGTATGATATGTTAATGAAAAGTGGTAAATTTACTGCTGCTCAAAATAAAACTGATAGTGGCAATGCAGTTGATTCTATCAGTGAATTAATTGCCATGTGTGAACGAGATGGCTTCTTCCCTCGCTATTATACAGATGGCCCTCAAGATAAAGTAGATAGAACTTTATAGGATTTATAGAAATATACTAGAACATTAATAACAGAAGAAATGAATCTCGGTAATTTAATTGAAGGCGCTGTCAAACAAATTCAATTAGATAAAGAAAAAGAAGCAATGCGTGATGCTGATGCCGCTGGTGATGATGATGCATTTGAAGCTGAACTCTTTGATGAAGATGAAAAAGCCTTCTTAAATGACGAAGACTTTTAGCAATTGAAAGAACTTGTTGATGATGAAGCTATTGATGATGAAGAATATATAGCATCATTACTTGACAATGATGAAATTTTAATCTAAAATGGCATTACAAGATTTACTAAATTTATCGTCATCTAGTACTAGAAAAATTGGTATATCAGAAGAGCGTATTACACCATTAAAACCTTACATTAGATAGTATGTAAGTTATTGGCGTGAATATCCTGATATGTTTGTTGATTTTTTATAGACTGGATTAGACGGTAAAATTCCAGATGATGGATTACATTTTTTCTTTTATCAAAGAGTATTTTTACGTGCGGCAATGCGATATAAATATGTTTATATGGTATTCCCACGTGCATATTCAAAATCATTTCTTTCTGTGTTAGTTTTAATGATTCGTTGTATTCTTTATCCAAGAGCAAAATTATTTGTTACTTCTGGTGGTAAAGAATAGGCCGCTGGTATTATTAAAGAAAAAGTAGATGAACTTTGTAGATTAATTCCAGCTTTAGATAAAGAATTAGATCATCGGCCTGGTAAAACACGAATAAGCAAAGATTATTGTATTTTTATGTTTAAAAATGGTTCATATTTTGATAATATTGCCGCAACAGAAAAATCTCGTGGTAAACGTCGTCATGGCGGATTAATAGAAGAATGTGTTGGTGTTGATGGACAAATTCTTTCAGAAGTTATTATTCCTACAATGAACGTTTCAAGATTAGCAATGGATGGATAGTCATATCCAGAAGAAACATTAAATAAAAGTTAGATATATGTCACTACCGCTGGTTGGAAAGGGACTTTTGCCTATGATAAATTAATTTAGTTATTAGTTTGGATGATAACTGAACCAGAAAAAGCATTTATTATGGGTGGTACTTGGCGAATACCAGTATTAATGAAATTATTAGATAGAACATTTCTACAAGATTTACAGCGAGATGGTACTTATAATGAAGCTTCATTTGATCGTGAATATGAAAGTAAATGGAGCGGTACAGCAGAAAATGCTTTCTTTAATGGTGAAACTTTTGACAAACATAGAATATTAAATCAACCAGAATATGAATCATCTGGTCGTTCATCAACAAAAAGTTATTATATTCTTTCTATGGATGTTGGTAGAAAAGGATGCGATAGTGTTGTTTGTGTTTGGAAAGTAACTCCATAGTCAATGGGGCCATCAATTAAATCATTAGTAAATATTTATACAATGGCAGATACTCATATGGAGGATTAGGCTATTAAAGTTAAAAGACTCTATTATAAATATAAAGCTCGTAGAATTGTTATTGACGCTAATGGTATTGGTATGGGTCTTGTTGATTATATGGTTAAACCATAGCATGACAATGAAACGCAAGAAGATTTTCCCGACTTTGGAGTTTATGGGGGAACTTAGGCTGATGCTGTTGATGAATATAAAAAATTTCATACCAATGAAACAGAAGAAGAAGCTATGTATTTAATGAAAGCTCATGCTCCAGAAAATACTGAAGCTCATGCCAATTTTTAGACAATGTTAAATGCTGGAAAAATTAAATTATTAATTGATGAAAGAGTAGCTAAAGCTAAATTATTAAATACAAAAGCTGGATAGAAAATGACTCCCGAAAAGAGGGCAGAATATTTAAAACCATTTACTTTAACTTCCATTCTTAAAGAGGAAATGATGAATCTGAGAGAAGAGAATGAAGGAGTTAACATCATTTTAAAATAGGCTAATAAAGGAATTAAGAAAGATAAATTTTCTGCGGCAGAATATGGTTTATATTATATAAAAATTGAAGAAGATAGTAAAAAGAAAAAGAGAAAATTTAAAATTACTGATATGATGTTTATAAGTTAAAGGGGGAAAGGAAAATGCGATCTAGTAGAGGTGAAATAAAAATTGAAGAAATTTTAGATGAAGCTGGATTAACTTTTGAAGAAGAATATATTTTTCCAGAACTCCGAAGTGATAATGGTCGTCCACTTAGATTCGATTTTGTAATATTTGATGATGATGGAAAAATTGATTTTATTATTGAATATCAAGGAAAATAGCATTATGAACCTACTGCGAAATTTGGTGGGAAAAAAGGATTTTATTAGCAAAAATATAATGATAATAAAAAGCGTAGATTTTGTGCATTACATGATTTAAAATTAATTGAAATTCCTTATACTGAAGAAAATTTAATTACCTATGATTATATAATGCATAAAGCTGGCTATTAAAGGAGGATAGTATTTTGGATATTGAAAGACAAGAAGCTATCCATAATAAAGGCTTTGATTTATTTGATTTTGGTTTTCCCACAGGAGATAATAATGAAAATATTACTGATTATGGAAAAATAAAAGTCGGAGTAAAAGTATTAGAAGATGCTTTATTAGATTTAGGTACATTAAAAGAAGCTAAATTACCTTTTTGCAATAAAAAAGAAATATTAGCAACTATTATTAAGAAGGATTATAAAAAAATGAGAATTATTTCAGATTTTTTTTATAATGCTAGTGGCATTTATTAGACAGTTTGTAATTATTTTGCATTTCTTTATAGATATGATTGGTATATTTATCCAGAAAATGTTAAAGAGAATGCTAAAACTGATAAAGTATTAGAAGAATATGTAAAGATTTTATCATATTTAGATAATTCTTATATTAAAAAAATTTGTGGCGATATAGCACTTAAAGTCGTAAAACATGGTTGTTATTATGGATATATAATTAATAGTGCAAAAGGCGTTGTATTGCAAGAACTTCCATTAGAATATTGTCGTTCTAGATTCAATGTTGAAGGTGCTCCAGTTATTGAATTTAATATGGCATTTTTTGATGATAAATTTGTTGATCCAGCTTATAGAATAAAAGTTATAAGAATGTTCCCAGAAGAATTTGCAAAAGGATATATGCTCTATAAGTAGGGTAAACTTACAAATACTGAAATAGATTGGACAGATAATAATACTGGAACTTATCAAGGACGCCAAGGTTGGTATCTTTTAGATCCAGGCAGTACTGTTAAATTTAATATTAATGGAAGTGATTTCCCTATTTTCTTTAATGCAATTCCTGCTATTATTGATTTAGATGCGGCTTAGGAATTAGATAGAAAGAAATAGATGCAATAGCTTTTAAAAATTTTAGTACAGAAATTACCTATGGATAAAAATGGTGATTTAATATTTGATGTTGATGAAGCAAGAGATATACATAATACTATGGTTGCTATGTTAAGTAAAGCCATTGGTATTGATGTAGTAACTACTTTTGCTGATGTACAATCTATTGATATTAGTGATAAGAATACTACTACTAAAACTGATGATTTAGCAAAAGTTGAAAGAGCTTTGTATGATGCTCTTGGTATTTCACGAAATTTATTTAATACTGATGGTAATTTATCATTAGAAAAATCTATTTTAGATGATGAATCTACTATGCGCAATTTAATTTTATAGTTTGATATATTTTTTAATAAATTAGTAGATAAAAAAAGTAGTAATAAAAAGTTTAATTTTACTTTTGTGATGCTTGAAACTACTTAGTATAATTATAAAGATATTTCAAAAATGTATAAAGATTTAACTTCTAATGGTTAGTCTAAATTTTTACCTATGGTTGCTCTTGGCCATTCATAGAGCTCAGTTGTTAATTTAGCATATTTTGAAAATGAAATACTTGATTTGCCTAATTTGATGATTCCTCCATTAAGTAGTAATACTGTTAGTGGACAAGATATTTTGGGCACAAAAAATCAAAATAATTCTAATAAAACTCAAAAAATATCAGATAGTAAAAGTACTGGTGGTAGACCAGAAAAACCAGATGATGAAAAATCTGAAAAAACTATTAAAAATAAAGAAGCTATGAGCTAAGAAAGGAGGACAAGCATGCATGTTAGTATAAACATGGTAGATATGCCTATTGAAGTATTAGACATAAAACCTGTTAATCCTCTTATTTCAAAATGTCAAATAAAAGTATGCTATGTAGGCCAATAGGCTAATCGTAATAGAAGTGTAATTACAAAAGAAGTAGCTAAAGAATTCGCCAATTCTATTCCAGGTTGTCCAATCGTTGGTTATTATAATTCTGAAAAAAAAGATTTTGAAGAACATAATAGAACAATTGAAATTTCAAATGGAACTATATAGATTAAAGATACTACTAGACCATATGGTTTTGTATCGATGGATGCAAAAGTATGGTTTCAATGGTTTGAAGATGATGGAGTACCTCATGAATATTTAGTAACTGAGGGATACATTTGGACCGGGCAATATCCAGAGTCTCAAAGAATTATAGAACATGGAAATAATCAATCTATGGAATTAGATGATAATACTTTAGATGCATTTTGGACAAAAGATAATAATGGAAAGCCGTAGTTTTTCATTATTAATGAAGCAATTATGTCAAAGCTTTGTGTTTTAGGAGAAGATGTCGAACCCTGTTTTGAAGGAGCATCTATTTCTAAAGTACAATTTTCTTTTGAAGATAATTTTAAGCAAAGATTGTTCTCATTAATTGAGGCAATGAAAGAAATTTTGAGTAATGATAAAGGAGGAACACCAGTGTTTAATACTTATGCTGTTGAAATTGGTGGTCGTCTTTGGGACGCAATTTACGATTATATGTGGAATAATTATAAAACTAATGATGAATTAATTTATCGTTTAGTTGGTGTTTATGAGGAAACTGAAGGTCAAAAATTTGCAGTTCTTCAAAATCGTGAAGATTCTACTTATTCTCGTTTAAATTTCTCTTTAACCGACACAGAAGAATTTATTCCTGCTGACGAACTTATTCAATTTTCTTCTGATTCTTTTGACAATTCTCAATTCACTCTTGAAGATATAAATTCTTTTGAGACTGAATATAAACAGAAAAAGAATGATGAAGAAGAAAAGAAATCTAAAGAAGAATAGACTGAAGAGAAGAAAAACCCTGAAAAAAAGGAAGACTCATAGTCTCCTAAAGAAGACCCTAAGAAAGAAGAAACCCCTGCTGATGAAAAAAAATCTAATAATGATGAATTAGAAGATGAAAAGAAAAAGAAAAAGATGAAATATAGTCTTGATGAAGTAGTTGAATATCAAGAGTTATTAAATAAATATACTGCTCTTGAAGCTCAAGTAAATGAATTAAATACTACTATTACACGATTAATTAATGAAAATAAAGAATTGTGTGATTTTAAGAATAGTATTGATAAAGAAAAGAAACAAGCATTAATTGATTCTTTCTTTATGCTTAATAGTGAGCAAAAGAAAGATTGCGTAGATAATATTGATAAATATAGCCTTGATGAAATTGAAGCTAAATTGTCAGTAATTTGTGTACGTAACAAAGTAAGTTTTGATTTAAATGACTCTGAAAAGAAAGAAGAAGAAGTTAAAACTACTACTTATAATCTTGATAGCACTACAGATGATGCTTATGCAAATATGCCCGCTTGGGTTGCTCGTGCTATTGAAGTTAAAAATGAAGGAAATTTTGATTGAGGAGGATAATATAAAATGCTTAGTGATTTCTTAAAGAAAAATATTGAAAGCCAAGCTGGATATATTAAGACTAATGGCTATGGATATGGCCAAGTTGAAGCTAACCACCTCTCTGGTGAAGCTACTAAAGAGGTATATGCTCAACTCCCAGCAGCTGCTGATATCCAAATTCTTGAAAATGGTCAATTCGCAAAGTATGACTATGCTGAGGGCGTTGTAGACTTTACTGGTCCTGGCGAATGGTTATTAGTATATAATGAAATTAAACTTTATCGCGATCATCAAATTGATGCTGAGTTCGCAATGATTAAGGACAATTATCAAGCTCGTGTATATAGTCCATTTGGTGGCGGTTATGATAAGGATCGTAATCTTCAACCTGATGAAATGTGGGATAGACAATCTCGTTACTACAATGGTAATGGCGTTGATGCAAAAAATGGTAGCATTAAATTTGCTAATGGTAAAGTTACTTTTGGTGAAGGTGATAATGCAAAGTCATTCCCAGTTGATGATGTAACTGCTGCTCCTGATATGTATGAACTTCATTACAATGAAGATCCATTCCATATTGTTGGGCCTTATACCGAACAATTAATGCCAGAAGGAACTACTATGGTTCCACGTCTTGTTAAGACTCATGTTGGCGATATTATGACTACAAATATGATTGCTGATAATACTGTAGCCCTTAAAGATAAACTTGTTCCTGATAAGAACAATAAGGGTATTCTTACTAAGAAAACAACTCCAACTGCATCTGATATGGTATGGCAAGTTGTTAAAGTTTATACTATGCCAGATCATCAGCCAGGCGTAAAATTAATGCGTATTCAATAATAAGAAAGGAGAAAGAAGATAATGTTGGATTTTAATAACTTACTTCAATTAATGAAGATTACAGCTAAAGCTAATGCTTCTGCTCCTACTTCTTATAGTTTTAATGGACAGAATCTTAGTTATGATGTTTTAAATGAAACTCTTCGCCAAGAGCTCAATGAGCTTTGTGGCACTAACGCTGCATATCGTGAAAATAAAAATACTATTTTTACTCTTATTGAACAAACTCTTGATGAAGTGCTTCCACGCAAGGTTACTGAAACCTATATGCAATTTGCTGAAGTAAAAACTTTTGGCCAAGGTGATAAACCTATTTTCCGTCGTAAGCTTAATTCAAATAACCGTGCAAAGCAATTCATTACTCGTGTTGGTCTTGCTGGTGTATATGAAGTCTTTAAGCTTGGTAAAGCTGAAGAGGCTTTCGAAGTTCGCACTAGCGCTATTGGCGGAGCTGCTCAAATTGGATTTGAAGAGTTCCTTGATGGTCGTGTTGATTTCGCTGAAGTAACTCGTATTATTTACGAGGGTATGGAAGAATTAATCGCAAAAGAAGTTGCTCATGCTCTTAAAGCTTCTATTAATCAACTTCCTCCAGCAAATCGTGTTGCTTTTAATGGTTTTGATGAAACTGAGTTTGATCGTTTAATTTATATTGCAAGTGCTTATGGTACTCCTGCTATTTATTGTACTTATGAATTTGCTGTTAAAATGATTCCTCAGGAAGCTTGGCGTTATACTGATGGTATGAAGCAAGAACTTTGGGAAAAAGGTCGTCTTGCTAATTATAAAGGTCATACCGTAACTATTCTTGACCAAGGCTTTGAAGATGAAACTAATAGCCGCAAGGTCATTGATCCAGGCTATTGCTGGATTATTCCTGCTGGTGCTAACAGTAAGCCTGTTAAGATTGCCTTCGAGGGCAACACTCTTGTTCGTGAAGATGATAATCGCGGTACTTGGAGCAAGGAAATTCATGTTTACCGTAAGGTTGGCGTAGTTGCTATGTTAACTAATGATATTTGCTGCTAT